CCCCGACTCGAGACGCTCAAGATGTTCGCCGTTCGGACTACGGGCGGGACACCACCCAAGTCAAGAGCCCCTCCGAGTCTGAACGACTCGGGTCTCCTCGAGCGTTTCATACGTCAGAACATGGACGGACAGGCGAACGCACGGGTCAAAGCGGTCCGAAGGACGAAGAGAGGCGAAGGCAAGGGGCTCTACGTCGAGACGGACTCGAAATGGTGCGAAAGGATCCAGGCCGAGCACAAATCGAATCACGTATGGTTCTATATACTTAACGGAACGATCCAGCAAAAGTGTCTGAACGAAGAGTGTCTTGAGTTTCAGGGCCGTGAGCATTTTCTCCCGCCAAGTATCAGTAATGAACATCCTCGTGTGGATGCTTCTCCTCGTCCTCGTGCTGTGGACCTTCTTCCCCCGTCCTGGCGCGGGACGTTTCAGGGCGTTCGAGGAACAGGTCCACAAGTACTCGGGCCTGGATCCCAACGAATGGAAGTCGTTCCTGACGGAGATTCGTGAGTTTGACAAGGGTCTCGAGGTCGGGCACTTGTACCAGGCGGTCGAACACGTCAGGAACCTGGGTCTCATGAATACAAACTTCACAGACGAGCTCAATTCGCTGGCGGACCGACTCGGATACGAAGGCGAGCTCGTTGCAGGACCTAAGAGACCTAAATTCTTAAACGAAGTTATTCCAGATCAGCCATTCACGTATTACTTAAACGATTCAAAACCTATGGATACAATATATGTCAACCCTACTGGAATCGCCGTCGGGAATGGATTCGTCGGTCGGACCCGCTCCTGAGTCTTTGCGTACGCGCTCAGGACGTGTGTCCAAGCCCCCTGTTCGCTACGAGCCCGTGGAGCAAGTCGAGGACGACTACGCGAGTGATGAGTATGATGAGGCCGAGTCTGACGTGAGTTCTCACGTGGAGTTTAGCGAGTCTGAACTTGAAGATGAAGAAGCCGACTCCGACTTGGATGACTTTATCGTCGAAGATAAAAGCGAGAGTGACGAAGAGGACAATAATGGAAGCGAATCCGACTCAGACTCAGGAGGAGGAGTACCAGCCCCAGTGGCTCGAGCCCCCGCCCCAGCAGCTCCTGCCAAGGTTCCAGGACGTCGAGCCGTCACAAAGAAAAAGTGAATTTTTTGTCGACAATAAACTTTTGATTGGCGTCGCTATAGGTATCATCATCATGGGGATGCTCATGTCAATGAGACCTGTAGTTATTCATGCCAAGTAAGTGGCGCCAGACTAGGCTATAAAATAGAGTGGGGCCTTCCCGCTCGGTGAATCGTTCCCGACGAAATCACCGATCGGACCCGTGCGCGTCTTGTACACGTCCTCTTGGAGGAATCCGACCCACGCACCTTCGCGTCTTTGCGTATCAGTTTCTTTAAGCAAAAAATCAGTATCGTAATAGGGCGGACGGGCCTCGCTCGTGTCCCCGAGGGAAGGCGGTGGGACCGCGCGGGGCAGAACGTTATAGGCCGTCATGAGGAGCCAAAGAATGATAAGTAGGCCTATGAGTGTCAACCACATCTTTTAGGTGCGTATATTTTTTTCAGACGACGGGAACGACCTCGGACTCTTCGTTGACTGGCTCGAGAGCCGCGGGCTCTGAGGCGGTCGCGCGCCGGTCCTCCTCCTCCTTCTTGCGTCGGGCAATCTCCATGGCGACCTCTGCATCGGCCATGCGACGCAGGACATCCTCATCCTTGGTCGGGAACTCCTCCTTGAGTTTCTCGAAAATCTCCGAAGGGTGCGGAATCGGCGGAACGTCCGGACGGTTATAAAACTTGGAGTTTTCGTCCGAAGGGTCGATGTACGGGTACGGACCATCGAGCGGCTTGGCGGTCATGTCACGCTTGCGCTTCTCGAACATGGCTGCGGCCTGTGACTGGTTCTCACGGTACTTGACCATGATCTCCTCGAGCTTCTCGTTGGCGTAGTGTACGTCATCGATCTTGTCGCGATCGGGCGGAATCAAGAGCCACTTGTACATGTCGACCACGTAGATATCCACGAGTCCATCCTCCTTCTGCAGACGCTTCGCGTGTGAGGAAGCCTCATCACGGGTCGGAAAACAGCCTCGGATCTTCATGCCCAGGAGGTCATTCTTCTGAGGCTGGTCAGGACCCACGAAAGACACGCACGCAAACAGCTGGCCCGGGATCGTCAAGTAATCGCTCGTGAGTTCGCCCATTTAAAAGGTACGTGCCTTTTTCTTTTAAGTGGCTAACAAAATGGAAGCTCTCAGAAAACACCATAACGATTACAAAAGAGAGCTTATTCGTCGTTGGGTCTTGCCCGGGACCAAAGTGCTCGATTGTGGGTGTGGCCGGGGCGGGGACGTGCTCAAGTGGCGCGCGACCCGAGCACACGTCTTTGCGATAGATCCAGACGAAGAATCCTTACGCGAAGCGGAACAGAGGGCCCATGATTCCAAGGCTGATGTGTGGTTCCTGAGTCCCGGGACCATTCTCGAAGCACAAGCCTCGGGGCCGTATGACGCCGTGTGTTACAACTTTTCGCTCCACTACATCTGTGAAGACCCCGTGACGTACAGAGCGTCTCTCAAGGCTCTGCGCGAGTCCCTGAATCCCGGAGGGCTCCTGATAGGTATCGTGCCCGAAAAGGCCAGGGCCCAAGCGCTCGCAGACCCCCTGGGGAACTTCAAGGACTCTTTGGGAAACTCGTTCGCGCTCCAGGGCGACCGTCTTCACGTCCGGCTCGTCGACGGACCGTTCTATGCCTCCGGGGGGCGCACGGAGCCTTTGCTCGATGCGACGCGCCTGATCCACGACCTGAGCGTGCTCGGACTCGACCTGGTCCTATGGGAACCCATGGTACCACGACCCACAGGGCTCATATCAGATCTGTATTCGAAATTTGTTTTCAAGAAAAAAAAATAAAAATAAAAGAGTAGGGATGGACGGTACGGCGTTCATCATAACGGCACTCGGGCTCACGCTCGTGTGTGTCATCTTGATGTACGGGACTCAAGACCCTCCGCTCTTGGCCCAGCTCAAGCAAAGGTACGAGGTTCTGTTAAAGGTGCTCCGAGAGGACCCGGACCTCGATCCGCGCTGGGAACCCCTGAAGAAACCCGTGATTCTCACAGCCATGAATGGTTGGTCCAAATCAAAGGGGGCCATAGCCTATAACGTCAACAAAGGGTACGAAATTTACGTGTGCATGGACAATATAGGCCCCCGGGCGCTCAACACGGCCATGCACGTTCTCATTCACGAATTGAGTCATTCAACAGTTCGGGAATATGAACATTCTGATAATTTTTGGAAAAATTTCAAAGATCTCAAAGAGTACTGTGCCCGTCACGACCTGTACAAGTTCGGGTACGTGGGCCCGTACTGCGGAGAGAACATAAGGCCCTAGAGGAACTTTTCGGCTGCGTAGAACACGAGAGCCGCCACGAGAGCCGTCACGAGCATAGCGGTCATGGACCCGGGCTCGACGTTCGGGAACATCTGTGCGATCCGTTCCTGGACCTGTTTGGACGTGGCGACGACGGCGGCCAGACCGGCCAGAGCCGCCATGTACTGCTGGACGGTCATTCCGAACGGAATCTTCTTCGGGCCTCCTGCTGCCTGAGGAGCCTGCTGGGCCGAAGGAGGAGGCATGGGGGCGGCCATCGCCTGTTGCGTCGCGAGCCCCGGACCGCTCATAGGCATGACCTCATCCATGGACGTGGAGAACTCGGCCATTTGAGATTGGCCAACGTTTTTTTCCGCTTGGGGTGGCGCTTCGATAAGGCCCTGGGGAATGACTGAAGCGATTTCGGTCGAACCGGTCGCGTCGAAAGACTCCATTTTCTGTTAGGGCCTGTGAGATTTTTCAGGGTGAAGGGGCGCGCGAAGCGGCCCGGTCTTGGAGACCCTCCCCGATCACACACCGGGAGCGCTTCGCGCCCCCGAAGTGGTCTCAATTCACCTCAACTTCTTCACCTCTACGGTCCCTGCGCCCGGTTTGCGCGCGAGCGTTTGGCCTGACCTCGGCGTCTGTGCATGTCTCGGGTTATAGAACCTCTGATGGTACTGCCAAAGCGCCGGCGACCCGACCCGGAAGTTCTTTCTGAGTGTGGCCTTGTACCAAAAGACGCAGTTTGTTACGTCGTTACTCTTGGACGTATTGTCGAGGACTAGACACTCGTAGTTTTCGGTACATGCATCCATGACTTGACAAAATTGATCAAAGGTCGGAAAGACCCCGAAAAAAGCCTTGTACAAGTTCTCACGATTCTGGCGAACGTTGTCTCGAAGCACAAAGACATAGTCCACGTTGGTCCGAATCATAGGGGTCATGTCCATACAGTACTGTGTGGTCATCATAAAGAAAATCTTCCAGTGTCGGCCATTCATAAAGAGTTGGCGGATACACGGGTCGCGCATGAAAGACCTATCGTACATACAGTCATCCATAAGTATAAAGACCGGACTGGCTTTGCCGAGAGCAAGGTTTCTCTTTTGGCGCTCTATGATTTTCTCAACAGCCGCCTTGTTATAATCCGAATAGACGAAAAGGTCCGGTATGAATTGTTTATAGTGTCCGTTGCCTTCTTCCGTGCCTGACATGGCTATACCCGCGGGCAAGTGACGTTTGTGCCACAGAATGTCCGTGACGAGCGTGGACTTGCCCGTTCCGCGCTTCCCTATGAAGACGCAGACCTTGTCGTCGGCCATTTTTGTTGGGTCGAATTTCCTGAGTTGGATATTCATTCTAGGACTTGGCGTAGAGTTTATGGTTTCTCTGGGGGCGCGGGCGCTCCGGACGGTGCGCAGCACCGGACGTCTCTGAAAAAAGGGGCGCTCCGGCGCCCCCTCTTTTTTTCAGGGCCACTTATTAGGATGAGCGCGAGTGGTATCCAACTCGCGGCTCTGGGTATGCAAGATGTGTACCTCACGGGGAAGCCCTCCGTGACGTACTTTCGGGGCGTATACAGACGTCACACGCCGTTCAGTATTCAGGCGTTCAATATTCCTTTTGAGAATCAACAGATTGTTTGGGGCGGTCAGGGTATTTGTCGAGTTCCGTACAAAGGGGACACCATCCAGTCCATGACGTTGGCCGTGACGCTCCCGGGTCTCTTTCCGTACTCGACGCAGTACCAGTGGCCCGTGCCTGCAAACGTCCAACGGCCGGTTCCGTACCTGTACGTCAACGGGTCGAGCACAGCCCTGAGCGTCTCGCCCGGTACGCTCGATTACTATTTCACGACGACGGTCTTCGGGACGCCTTCGTGGGCCGGAGGTCTCTCGTCCGTCCTCGGATACGACCCGAGTGCACAACAGTTTTACTTTGGGTCGAGCGTCACGAGCGTCACGATGAACATAGCCGATGCACAGACCGTGGGCGTGTTTTTCGGCCTGGACCCTCACGCCTTCACGAGTTACACGAGCAACACGCAAACTTGGACCTTTCCGAGTACGGGTTCAAACTCGTACGTGAATTTCACTTTGCTCCAATCGGGCTGGTATCAGTACAATCCGAGCGCGACGTTCAATCAGACGACGACCCTTTTGTTCACGGGCGGGTGGCCGACCTCGACGGCCGTGCCCTTGACATACACGTCGCCCAACGGTCTCACGGCCCAGTTCTTGAACCTGGGACTCTTCGCGTCTCAACAAGGCTACACGAATTACTTTAGTGTGACGGCCGGGGGCGCTCTCAAGTTTACTTATCCCGGGACGTACGCGGTCATTTTCTCGGCGCCTTTGTCCGGTCCCGTGACGCGCCTCGGTATAGGCTACTGGGGAAGTGACGGACACCCTTTGGGCACGACCTGGACCTGGAACGCAGCCGTGTACACGTACGACGTCGTGACGCTCCAGAACTCTCCACGGGTCGTCGTGCCCTTGACCGTGACGGACACGACCCAGTACTATTTCATAGATCTCGAGACGCAGTCTGGAACACCCTTGAGGCTCGGCGCGACGGGCCAGCTCTTGATCACGGACATGAGCGAGACGTGGACCTTGGCGACCAGTCCCCTGGCCCTCGTGAATCAGACCATCAACTTGGCGGCGAATTGGACCCTGAATTACTTTTCGTCTCAGATTGGGCCGAGTCCCACGTCCAACACGTTCCGTATGACGGCCGCCGGTCCCTTCTTGATCCACGGGTTCCTGGCGACGACGGGGAACGTGAGCTCTGTGATCCTCTCGTCCGTGGATCAGGGTAAGATCGTCTCGGAATGGTCTACGAATCAATACAGGTCTCCGACAGTCACGTTCACTTTGCCCGTGTACGTCTCGGACCCGAGCACAAACGTCTATGTCATGACTGTTCGGACCACGGACGCAAGCACCACAACGCTCGTGAGTCCTTCGTACCTTATGGTCGAGGGCATAGGGTCTCCGAACGGAACCACGACGCAGCAAAACGATTACAAACAGAACGGAGTCTTTTTCCAGTCTCCACCAGCTACGAATGTTTCGCTCGGTCTATGGACCATCAATTTTTCGACCTACGGGGCCTACGGGGCGTCCCGTCACATTCACACGACGCCCGGAGGGAACATTTATTTTTCAAACACGTCCCAGTACCGCCTGACGAGTTACTACGAAACGAGCAACGCCTACGTATCGAACGTGCTCCTGTACCAGTCGGCGAGCGGAACGGACGCTGGTCCGTGGAACCTCGTGGCGAGCACACCCTTGACGCTCGGAACGGTCGGTCCGTACCCTTTGGACCTCTTGGCCAACTGTTCGAGTCTTACGACCAACGTGTACCAGGTCCAAGTCGGTCTCGTAGGGATCGTGCCGGGCCAGGCGACGACCAACGTGACGTCAAACACGTTCCTGTCCGTCGTGGGCTCGACGGGCGTGTCGCCCAACTCGTACTCGTACGTCGACTCGGTCGGGACCTTTATGATTCAGACGGCCGAGCTCCGAATCGGCGGTCAGTCCGTCCAGACACTCACGGGCGAAATGATAGAGATTTGGAACGATCTGTACGTGCCCCAAGAGAATCAGCCGGGCCTGACGCTCCTCACGGGCAAACTCGATACGAGCACGGCGTACCAGCTCCAGGGGACGCTCGGTCGAACGTACTATATGAATTTGCCCTTTTTCTTCTATGGGAACGCCGAGGTGGCCTTGCCCGTGTGTGCTCTCGGGCGCCACGACGTGGAGGTCTGGGTCACATTCAACACGTTCACGCCCCTGATGGTCAACGCGACGAATTGGTACACGCCGCCCCAGTACGTCGTCACGTCCATGATCATAGAGTACGCGTATTTGTCCGATCCCGAAGTCAATTGGTTCTCGAGTCACAGATTGGACTATATCATTCAGCAGGTCCAGTACGATACGTTCCAGCTCGGTACAGATACGACGTTCGATCTCAACTTTTTAGGCCCGGTCCGTGAGATTTTCTTTGTTATGCAAGATGCGAGCGCCACGCCCTACGTGTACGTCACGGACACGGGGATCGGTCTGACCTTGACTCTGAACGGAGAGGACTACCTGGATGGGTCGACACTCGAGTACGACTTTTTGAGATTCATAGGACCCTTGAGATGGTATTCACGCCAGCCGAACCGGATCCTTCATACCGTGTCCTTTGCTCGGACTCCACAGAATCCACGACCGTCCGGGTCCTTGAACATGAGTCGCGTGTACCAAAAGAAGTTCCAATTGACCTTGCCGACACTCACGAGTCTGATTACGAAACAGCTCCGGGTCATGGCCACTTCATACAACGTCCTTCGGGTCGAGGATGGACTCGCGGGGATCTTGTACCAATAAGGGACTCAGACGGAGAGCGCCCCAAGAGACTCCATCAAGTCTCACTTTGTGAAAATTTAATTGAATTTCTTGAGAGGGGCCCCCGCACATTCACGTGGAAAAAGGGGGCGCTAGCGCGCCCCGGTTTCTTTTCCCCCTGGATGGTAGGAATGGCCGGCCGTCAGGTTCTGGCTCAATTAGGCCAAGCGGACATTATTCTTTCAGGAGAACCTGAAATTACTTTTTTTAAAGAAAAATACGTGGCCCAAGGACTCTTTGCGTCTCGGATCATCGACGTGTCCTTTGAAAACGTGCCTCAGTACGGGACCGAGACTGATACCATCTTGCCTTTGAACGGAGACCTCATGACCGCCATGTTTCTCCGGTTCGATCTGAACGTGCCCCAGGGTCTCGCGGACTTTTTACCACAGGCGGGTCTCCTCATGATCGACTTTGTCGAATTGTATTCGGGGACGCAACTCGTGGAGAGGCTCTGGGGCGAATACATGAATCTCTTGAACGCGTGTCAGGTCCCCACGGCCCAACAGTCCGCCCTGACGAATATCACGGGTCCGAGCACGCCCGGGGCTGTGTATATCCCTTCGACGCGGTACACGATCCCCTTGCCCTTTTCGTGTTTGGCCAAGGGCTTACCAGTCGTGCCCGATATGCGTTTCCGCGTCAGTCTTCGGCCCAGTTCGGCCTTCACGTCTCCGAGCATCAACTCGAGTCTGAACATGCAATTCCACTTTTTGGTCGAGTACGTGGTCCTGAGTGAAAAGGAACGGGACTGGATCAAGAAGCGCGGGCCAGTCACATACGTGTGTGAAAGCGTCCAGCGCGCCCAGTACACCGTGCCTACGACGACCGCGAACGTTCGGTGCATCACAAACTTTTTGCACCCCGTCAAGGAACTTTTCTTTACCGTGAAGAATCAGGTGAGCGCAAAAGGTTTCGACTATTGGTTCGACTATTCCAACAGTAGTACGGCCGGGACCACGACCTTGGGGTTCACAGCCGCCTTTGCAAATGTACACCAGTTGAATTCCATGGCTATGTATTTCAACGAAGCGCTCCGAATAGACCCAACGTGGGGCACGTACCTGTACCTAGGCACGGCCCAGTTCCTTGATTATCACACGCGCGCACCTGTTCGACCTTTTTACATGTACTCGTTCTCTTTGGACCCTGAAGGTCCTGTACCCACGGGCGCCGTCAACTTTGGTCGACTCAAGAATCAATATTTTGATTTCTTTTTAAAACCTTTACCGTCTTGGAACCTTCAGCCCCGGGTCCTGACCATCTGGGCCAGACACTAT